GTATTTACGGTCAAGTCCGGACTGCCTAGAAATCTAGGCAGCCTGTCACTGTTGAGAAGGTCAGTCCCCACACCCTATTGTAGGAATACAATAGGCCTGCCTGATTAAATTAATAAAGGTTAATGTTAAAACATTACTTCGTTTATTAATGGTAGGTGGTAGGAGTTATTCTACCAGATACCTTCTCTCTCAAAGCTCAAACCGGACAACTCATTGTGAGAATCCTAATCATGAAATCATTTGACTTCATTTTCAAACCTCACAACTTGATGAGTTGTGTAGTTTATCGAGCCGTGACGTGGTTAACTGTAACTTTCCAGTTAGAGTTAACTAAGTCATTGAGAGAATTCAGACAGTTGGTCGAATCTCTTGATAGAATATCTAAAACGCAGTCCCCTAAAGGCCTTGTATTATATTGCAAGGAAGTTAGGTTATACTTGTGTAGATATCTTTCTGGAAAACCTTTATTACGTTCAAACGTAATTAAGGTGACTAAAGACGGAATTCCTGTTATTCTTGGGCCCTGGATACCTAACTTACGGTCAGGTAACATCTCTGCAGATGATCTGCGGATGTTAATGACTATATTTAGTAGTACCAGAGCTTTATCATTAGGTGATAAACCAGACTTTACCCCGATAACCAATGCTAGTCAATGAAGACTACCAAGTGATTTCGGAGAGTATGTTTTATCATTTATGAAAGAATTAGGATTCTGGAGAAAGTCTCGATCTGTACCTGTTAAAGCAAGATTTACCTCTTTTCACCAGACCACAAAGGTGTCTCCTTACTTACCATCTAAAAAAGATGTTAATGCTAAGAAGAACGCTTTATGGTGGTGTCTAGGGGATTTGCAAATCCTTCCTAAATCTCTTATCGAGTCCATTAAGACAGTAGGAGGTCAAGTGTTATCTGAAAAGATTGACACTTTATTCCGAGTCTTAAAAGAGTTCCCTGAAGTTGGTTATTTAATTAACACAACTCCATCGAACAATTTTAGGAAATTGTCTTGGTTTCCGGATAAAGAATTGAAAGTAAGGATTATTGCGATTGGAGATTATTTTTCTCAAACCGCTTTAAAACCTTTACATCGTTTCTTATTCAGGATACTAAAACGTATACCTCAAGATAGAACTTTCGCCCAGGGTCATTTCGATTTAACAGGTTTTAAAACCTATTATTCGTTTGACTTATCTGCAGCCACTGATCGTTTTCCTATTGATGTAATTATCTTGTTGTTACAAGGTTTCTTACCTCAAAGTTATACGAAAGCGTGGCGAGATATTATGGTCGGATACCCATTTAAGGTTAGCGATACTCGTAAAGAATATTCTTACAGTACCGGTAATCCTATGGGGTTTTACTCTTCTTGGGCTACCTTTGCTCTTGCTCACCACTTTATTGTTTATGTCGCTTGTATGCGATGTAACATTAAATGATCATCAGCTCCTTATATGTTATTAGGAGATGATATCGTTATTGGTGACAAGGACTTAGCCGAGATGTATCATAAGATAATTTGTGATGAATTAGATATTAAAATATCTGACCCAAAATCATTTATCTCTGATCACTTCTTCGAATTTGCAAAACGATTGTTTTGGAAAGGCGAAGAAATCTCTCCATTTCCGATTTCGTCTTTAAAAGAAAATTGTAAAAGCTTTACAGCTTTTATCAATACTATCTTAGAGATTTCGAATCGTGGATGGACCAGCTCATTAACAGTAGATAAGGTGATCACTGAAGCATATGCTCAGATTGTTCACTTACGTTCTAAATTGAGAACGAAAATGGCACCTAGGATCTTTGCTGCTAGCGAATTATTATTAATAATTCGAGGTAGCCAGCCAGCCGGAGACTCAATTTCAAAAGTCTTCAGCCGGTTAGGATTTACCTTTGATAAACCATTTAGCGACTATGAAGGCGTAAGCCTTATAGAAAACGCGGTGGTTGATCTTTTTAGCTCGCAAGAGATACTTGATCCTAATTCGAAGTCTCCAAATCATTATTTTGATTTGGCGGCTCAATTAGTGATGTTGTTAACCTCAGATCCACAGCGATCGGAACTAGGATTCGATGCAATTTATGCGCTACCCCACCTTTCTGTCTTTGGACAGATTGAGGAAACGTACGTCACGCTAATAACGCGTGCACGTTCTTACTCAATTATAGGTGATTGACCATTGTTATTTAAAACAATGGCTTTACCAATTTCGGATGCGATCTTTGTAGAAAGATCGGCCAAAACGGTAACAAGGGTTTCGGCAAAACTTGTTGATGCAATGAAAAATCACGGTGCTGTTTTAACTAGATACCCTCAATTAAGAGGTATGTCTACATTAGCCAGACCGAGATCAGTAGAATATACTGATTCAAAACGTCGACCAGCATGAATAGACTTTATTGTCTACATGTTGGCTGGTGTCGGTTTTGCTTTTATCATATATGCCCTAATTAGAATTTATCCGAAACATAGTCTTGGAGTTCTAACTTTTGATCCCTCAACATGGGATTTAAGAAGTTTATGGACCGAAGGACAAAATGTCTGGTCCACATTTTCTGGGCCATCCACCTCTAACGAGGTGGAAGTTGTAGTTAAGCCTATTCCTTGGGCTTATTACATCGGATTGAGCCTAATGGGGGCCGCTATAGCGGTACCATTAATCTCCATTGGGGTTTCATGAATTAATTTCATCGAACCTCAGATATGGGATTTAATATCCGCTCTGATGTAGATGATCAACTTATGAATTTGACCAATGCCTGTACTCTACCTTTAAAAGTAGAGGCGCTGTAGCGAATTCTCTAGAAATAGAGACCTGATTAATCACCAGGCGGACTGCAAAGTCCGGG